GGGGCTCTTGGAGATTTTGATGATGCTTTATCAGTGCTTGTTGAATCCACTGGAATGAAACTTCAAGACTTGATTGATATGGCTACAAATATAAAAGCTGGTAAAGATATTGCTTTTGATTCTGCTGGTGGTGGTTCAACTAAAACTGACACATCTGGGGAAACTGTGACTGGAGAGATAGTAAGACCAGTAGGTGCATTAAGTGGAAGTGGAGTCACTGGCGAAGGAATGGGTAATCTTCAAAGAATGGGAGCAGTAGTAATAAATCAGAACATTACAGTGGAAGGAAAGAATGCTAATCAACAAGCATTAGATATTATAGAAGCTGTAAATAGAGCACAAAGGAATGGACAAAGGATAGTTTCTTAATGTCTGCAAGTTTTGATTCTAATGTTGATATTACAGTTGAAGTTGCTTTTGATTCTGACCCATTTAGTTCTAGCCAATCTTTTACAGACATAAGTGAATTTGTAAGATTTTTCAGTATAAGTCGTGGTAGGGCACATGAACTTGGAGATTTCAGAGCTGGTAATTTGTCTTTTGCAGTTTCAAATCAAGACAATAGATTTAATCCTAGTCAGACAACTCATTTTTTTGATGCAACAAATAACAGAACAAAGATTACCCCACTTAAGCAAGTCAAAGTATCTGCAACTTATGACTCTACAACTTATGTTTTATTTAGGGGATTTTTAGATACAGTTCCAGTCAAATTTATTGCTGAAGGAGCAGACTCGATAGTGACATTCACTGCAATTGATGCTTTTAGATTATTTCAAAATCAGACACTTCAATCAGTAGGTTGGAGAATCGGTAGAGCTGGATTTTCTGAACTTGGTCAAACAACAAGACTTGGATATGTTGATAGTCAAGAGCTTTCATCTGATAGAGTATCAAGAATATTAAATACAATAGGATTTCCTAGTGCTCTTCGAAGCATTGACACTGGTACTAAACAAGTTATTTCACAAGCTACTTCGACAAATGTATTGACCGCTCTAAAAGAATGCGAATTAGCAGAGAATGGTCAGTTTTTTATTAGCAAAGATGGAAAAGCTACATTTAGAAACAGAGCATATAAATTTACAAATGCACTAGCTACAACTTCTCAAGCAACATTTGATAACAGCGGTTCAAACTTACCTTATACAAATGTCGTATTATCTTTTGATGATGATGAAGTAATAAACTCATACTCATGGACAAGAAGCGGTGGTACTACACAATTTATAGCTGACTCAGATTCAGTGCTAAGATTTACAGCTCTAGGTTCAAGTCAATCAACAATAAATACTTCTGATTCTGATGTATTAAGTATTATTCAACAAAAGCTATCTGAAACTGCAATACCAATTATTCGTATTGATAAATTAGATATTAACCCAAGAGTCAATACAAGTATATGGGTTCAAGCACTTGGAAGAGAAATAGGAGATAGAATTACTGTTAATATTGTAAATACAGATGGAAGCACATTGTCTGATGAATTATTTATAGAATCAATAAGTCATTCTGTTAATGCTTCATCACAAACATGGAATTGGACTTTGACACTTAGCCCAGCAAGTTCTGCTTCTTGGGTATTGGGTCAAGCTCTTCTAGGAGTTGGTACTAGATTTGCTTATGGTTAATGCTAAGATAAAAGAGATATTAAGGAGATAAATTATGGCGGGAGCTGGTTGGAAATCATATAGCACTGGAGACTTAATTGATGCTACTACTTTTCAAACATTCGTTCAAGACCAAGTAATTCAAGTATATGCTGATTCTTCAGCAAGAGATACAGCTTTAGGAACTAATGATGCAGAAGGTATGTTCTGTTTTCTAAAAGATTCAAATACATTACAATTTTATGATGGCTCTGCGTGGGTCAATTTCATTGGAGATGGAGATATAACTGGAGTGACAGCTGGTACTAATCTAAGTGGTGGTGGAACTACTGGTGCAGTCACAGTTAATTTAGCTATTGATAGTGAAGTAGCTTTTGCTGACCAAGTAGCAAGTGCGATAGTACTTAAAGATTATGCAGAGACAGATGTAGCTTTAACTTCATCATCAAATGCACTAGCAATAGATTTAGCAAATGGAAACACTGGAAGTATTACTCTCACAGAGAATATTACCGATATTGATTTCACGAATGTTGCTACAAATGGCGTTTCAACATTTACATTACAAATAACACAACATGCTTCAAGTTCTAAAACAGTTGCAATCAATCAAATAACAGTAAATGGTGGTGGTCATGTCACTGGAAAGACTGCTGGTGGTAGCGGTTATACAGTATCTTCTGGTGCTAATGCTATTGATTTAATTACATTTTTATTTCTTGATGCTGGAACTCCACTAATAAATGCTTTGCAAGAATTTAGCTAGGAGTGCATCATGCCTTTAGGAAGTGCAAGATTTGGGCTTGGTGGAGTAGATTTAGGTAAATTAGAACTAATACAAACACAAACTGTTTCAGGTGTATCTTCAGTAACTTTTACAAGCATTGATGAAACAACTTATAATATTCATTTACTAACTTTTAATGATTTAGATTTATCAAACGACCAAGAAAACCTTAACATACAATTTTCTAATGATGGTGGTAGCAGTTTTGAAAGTTCTAATTATAGGTGGGCGCATCAAAGACAAATAGAAGGCACAGGTGGTTTAGGAGTTGGCTCAACAAGTGCATCAAAGATAGAAATAAATAGACTTTTAGGAAATGCAACAAATGAAACACAAAATGGTTATATATATTTTTATAATTTAGGGAACAGTTCACAATTTAGTTATACAAGTTCCCATACAACAGGTTTGTATTTTAATGGACATTACATAGCAAACTTTGGTGGTGGTGTTTATACACAAGCAGAAACTATAAATGCTTTTTCTTTTCAAGATAGTGGCTCAGGTGGAACATTCTCTGCCACAATGTCTTTGTATGGGATAAAGGAAAGATAATGGCAGGAAGTTTAGAAATCACAAAATTTGTTGAAGTATCATCTGCAACTGCAAATGTTGATGTTACAGATTGTTTCAACGATAAATTTGATGTATATAAAATAACATTTTCAGATGCTACTTCAAGTTTTGATGGAAGTAGTAATAATGTTAGGTTTATAAATTCAAGTGGAAGTGTTATATCAAGTTCAAATTACGACTTTGCTTATTTAAGATTAAGAGCAGATAGTTCTTTTAACGAATTACAAGGAACTTCACAAGATAAACTGCAAGAAGCTGGAGGTATTTTGCCAAATACAGAAGGTGTTGGAACTGTTTTATATGTTTTTAACCCATTTTCTTCTAGTAATTTTACTTTTGTTTTTATGCAAATGTCTAGTATGTCAGGAACACAAGATAGAAATTATAAATATATTGGAGTACTAAAAGATACATCATCAATTACGGGAATAAGATTTATCAATTCAGATGGAAACACAACATCAGCTAAAATATCAGTTTACGGAGTTAAATAATGGCAGGTAGCTTAATAAAAATTGCAGAAACTACAGTAACTACAGGAGTTAGTTCCGTAACATTAACAGGTATTGATAGCACTTTTGATGTGTATATGATTACAGGGCATAATATTCAAAATACTACTGATGGTGAAGATTTGTTTGCAAGAGTAACAGCAAGTGGTACTCCACAAACAACTGCTAATTATGATGGTGCTTATAAATTGTTAAGAAATGACACAACTTTTGGTAATGTTGCAGATAGTGGTTTTACATATTTTAGATTATTTGATGGTCTTGGTAATGCAACAGGGGAAGCAGGTAATTTTACAATGTATCTTTTTAATTTTAATAATTCTAGTGAGTATTCTTTTATCACTTTAGAAAGTGTTTATATGCACTTAACAATATCAAATGTAGGCAGACAGGGTGGTGCAGTTTATAAAGTTGCAGAAGCACATAATGGTATTCAATTTTTTTTAGAAAATTCTGATAATTTTACTAGTGCAACTTTCACCTTATATGGTTTGAAAAAGTAAAAGTGTGATAGTATAGAAAGGATATTATGGCAACAAAAGAAGAACTACAAGCGTTAGCAGACCAAGAAATTGAGGAAGCTAAACCTTTATATAAGCAAGTTAATAATGAAAGACTTGAATTTACAGATGATGATTACGCACAAGCAAAAACTGATTTAGGTAATTCTAAATGGGAAGCACAACAGTTTGGTTATATACAAGCAAGACAAGAAGCGTATGGCGATTTAGGGTCTCAGCTTGATATGATTTACTGGGATAAAGTAAACGACACAACAACTTGGCAAGACCATATAGCAAAAGTTAAATCAGATAATCCTAAGCCAAGCTAATGAAACTTGATGTAGTAAGAACTCAGTTCGGAGATGATGCAACCAATGGTATGCTATTTATTGATGGAGTCTTTGAGTGTTATACACTTGAAGATGAATACAGAGATGTAAAAGTAATGCACGAGACTTGTATTCCAGAAGGCGAGTATGAAATAAAATTAAGAACTGAAGGTGGATTCCACAATAGGTATCTCAAAAGATATGGTGCAGATTTTCATAAAGGAATGTTATGGCTTCAAGATGTACCACAATTCACTTGGATTTTAATACATACTCTCAACGACTCAACTCAAACATCTGGTTGTCTTGGTGTTGGCTCTGCTCAACAAGATTTAGATTTAGATGCTAAAGGGCTAATCACTCAAAGTCGAGATGCGTATATGCGACTCTATCCAAAAGTGAGAGATGCTTTACTTGCTGGAGATAAGGTCACAATAAAATATTCAAAGATAAATCTTGAAGAAAAGAAATTATCAAACAAAGCAACAGAAGATGTTGTCTTAACAAATGTAATTGATGATAAGTTTGACAAGATAATGAAAGAACTAAAAAATCTAAGGAGTGCAGTATTCACAGTTAAAAATATTACTTGAATATAAACTGCCCTACATGTAAATCAATTCTTCAACACGAAGTAATAAAAGATAGAATAATTTTTACTTGTATGAATAAAGAATGTCGAAATTATAATGTCGTACAAATTGGTGGTAAGATGCATGAAGAAGAATAGGAGATTATGAAAAATAAAGAATATTGGAAATTTATTTTAAGTAAAGCATTTAGAACTGGACTTCAGTCTGCAATCTCTTTGTATCTTGCAAACTCTAGTGGAATCATAGATGCAAACATGATTGAGCTTATTGCAGTGGCGTTCTTATCCAGTGCGTTGTCAGTCATTCAAAATGGTCTTGAACAAGCCAAGCCAAAATATACTTTCGAAGAAGGTAAGTGATGGAAGGTTGTTGCATGTCTTGCCCAAATGGGTGCGGAGATAAATAGATGTGGCTAGAAGGATTAATGAACTATTTAATTATCTTTTAGTTTTATTTCTTATATATCCTTCTCCAGTATTTGCTGAAGAGACAACTACATACGAAAGAATATCTGACACTGGTCAGAATACAACCGATATAGAGTTTGACTATGGTGGTGCTTCTTGGAATAGATTAGACATTCATAGCGGACAATGCGGTTCTAATAATCAAGCTGTTCATTTTAATATGCAGAACAGTGAAGACCAGACAATCACAATTACTTTTCCAGAAGAAAATATAACTACCGCTGGGTTTTTATCTGGGTGCGTTAATGACCCTTATCCAGTCACTTGGACATATTCAGATGGAACTACTGAGACTGTAAATTATTCTGCTCAATCAAATGAAGATGTTGAGACAATGTTTGAGATTGTTTCTAAAACTGTTGCTGATAAATTTATAACTTCTGTTGCAATTGAATATGATGATTATGTCATCATTGATGATATATACTGGACTTATGATAATCAACCTACTACAACGACATCTAGTTCGACAACAACTTCGAGCACAACAACATCTTCCACAACAACAACGACTTCAACGACTACGACTACTTCTAGTACAACTACAACGACTACGAGTACTACTACAACGACAACTACAACTATTCCGCCTACAACTACTACAACAGTACCACCAACGACTACGACTACACTTAGTCAAGAAGACATTGAGAGAAATAATAATGAAGCTGAGACTGGTATATCTGAAACTAATGCTGAAAGAAAAGTAAGAGAATATAACGAAGAACAAGAAAGAATCGCTCAAGAAGAAGCTGAAGAAGAAGCGAGAAGAGAAGCAGAAAGACAAGCCAGAGAAGAAGCTGAGAGGATAGCCGAAGAAGAGAGGATAGCCGAAGAAGAAAGACTTGCTGAAGAAGAAAGATTAGCTGAAGAAGAGAGACTTCGTAAAGAAGAAGAAGCAAGAATACAAGCAGAGATAGAAGCTCAGATAGCTTATGAAGAAGAACTTGCTCGATTAGAAGCAGAAGAAGAAGCTGAAATATTATTAGAGCTTGAAGAGAGCTTAGATTTTGAAGAACTTGGTATCCCAGAAGAAGAAGTTAAAGAGTTAATAGATGTAATCCAAATACTTGAAGAACAGAACTTAGAAGAAGAATTTATTTTTGAAGAAGAAGTATTTGTAATTGAGATTGAAGAAATTGTATTAGAAGAAATAATAATAGTTGTTGATGACCAAGAAGAAGAACCAGTCATTATCAAAGAAGTATTTGAAGAAAACGAGATTATAGAAATAGTCGAAGAGATTGTAGAAGAAGATATTCCAGAAAAAGAAGTAATTGAAATAATACAAGAAGAAATACTAGAGATAGAAGAAGAGCTAACAGAAGAAGAAATATTAGAAGAAGTCGCAGAGTTAGAAGAAGTGATTGAAGAAATAGTAGTAATAGATATTCCAGAAGTATCCGAAGAAGAACTTGAAGAATTATCAGAAGAAGAATTGATAGAATATGAAGAAGCCAAAGAAGAAGCCATTGAAGAATTTGTTGAAGAACTTGAGACTGAAGAAGTTGTGGAGATACTTGAAGAAGTTAATGATGTCGGATTGGAAAATCTTGAATCTGTTAGCGAAGAAGTTATTGAAGTTGTAGCTAAGGTTGTTGAAGAAGTAATTGAGATTGCTACTGAACAAGTATTGACTCAAGAACAAGTCGAAGTCGTAGCTGAAGTTTTAAATGTAGAAGAAGAATCTGATGTTCAGATAATTGCAGAACAAGCAAAAGAAGATGAAGTTGTAGCTGAAGCAGTAGAAGAGTTTGTTGAGAGAGCGGTAGAGAATGCAGAGTCAGCTTTCCTTCCATATACTTTTGCTGATGTAGTTGTAGAAGTTCAATTCGAAAACTTCGTAGCTGACCCAATAGGTGCTATTATAGAAATCGATTTAACTGAAATTAAATTAAGTGAGATTGGAGATGACTTGACTAATGACCAGAAAGAGAAAGCACAAGAAGTCATAGTGCCGACAATATTAGTTAGGGTTGCTTCACTTGCATTTATGAGAAGAGAATTATGATTAAAAAATTTTGGAACTGGTTTATTACAGCAATCAAAGAGACATTGAATCTCAGCTGGACTCTCTCGGGTCTTGCGATTGCAGTTCTTACTTTGAGTGGCTCGGCCAGAGACATAACTTTAGTTGCAACACTTGTCACACTTGCAATCTGGTTGCTTACAATTGGATTTAGAAAATGAGTTCAAGTAATGGATTTACTCAACGAGAGATGCTCCAACTTCTTCTTGATGGTCAGAACAGATTGCATGACCGCATAGATGAGCTTGAAGATAAAGTCAGCGGTAAGGTTGGAAGACAAGAGCTCTTTGGTTGGGTCACTGCTGGAGTTGTTTGCTTGACTGGTCTGATGGCTTTTTTTGGCTAAATTTTTGTAAAAAAATAAAAAAAAATAAAAAAAATTTTTACCCTATTTTAACCCAATAAACACTGGGCTATTTATATGGATTTTTGTATATTTCTATATAATCAGTAATTTATGATTTGCAATCTTTGATAATTCTGCAAGAATATAAGTAATGGTATTGAGTAACACTAAACCTACACGATAGAAATTCAATAAAGTTTAGTCTCAGATGGCTCTCCCAGAAATCCGAAGGATAACATTGTAACCTTTTGAAGTTGAGATTAGGGTAACGACTCAGCAGTTGATACATAAGATTTGCTCTGCATTTTGATTTTCAACAGATACCAGCTTTGAGACAAGCATTGGTTAGACTTCCGAGACTGCCTAGTCTCTTCTCTTGATTCCAAGATTCCTAACAGTAGTTCCTAGTTTAGTCTCTAACAAGCTCAGCGGTAGTAGCGTGAATAAGCGTGAAGCTCTTGCTAAGAAAATCATCTTGCATCATTTTTAAATATCAAACATGTGGTTTGCGACCATTTGATTTTTGCAAACTGCTCATCAACTCGGTGGGCAGATTGGAACAATCAGTTCCTACAAAATACAAAAACTTACCACTAGTAATTAGTAGTAAGGAAAAAGGAGAATGAAAAAATGAAAAAAATGGAAACACTTAAAGCAGTCAGGTTCATCTGGAGCAACTACCCACTGAGCTTGGACTTTGATGTTGAGCCAATGATTGAGTTCATTAAGTCAAGCAGAAAAGCAGATGCAATGATGATTGACACTGACTTAATCGACAGAGAACTTCTTGTTAAGACATTGAAAGAATATTCTTAACAGTAATTATCTAACAGCTCTCTACTGGAGAGCTGATAGATACTTATACAAGTATCAATACAAAAGGAGAAAAAAACAAAATGGATAACCAAACAGACATGAGAGCATTCGGAGTTGGACTTGAGAATGAAAAATTCAAGATGAGCGACTTAGCAATATGTTCTCATTGTGCAAACGAAATCTTAATCAAAAAATTTGCTGTCAAAGGATATGAGACTGTCACATATCCAAGTGGTAAGAAGGAGAGATACTATTCTTACTTCTGCGACCAATGGGCAAAGCAAGAAATTATGGGTAGGTAATTATCTAACAGCTCTCTACTGGAGAGCTGATAGATACTTATACAAGTATCAATACAAAAGGAGAAAAAAACAAAATGAAAACTAAAGACATAAACAAAATCAAAGAACTCATTGCTGAGAGACTTGATGACCAATATGATACAAAAGCAAATTGGGAAGAAGTAGAAACTAGAAATGGCGAACCAATGTGGGTACATAGAGATTCATGTTTCGAGATTTCAGTATTCTACTGGACTAAGAGAGAGACTAACAGAGGAACTTGGGTTAAAATACCAGTTGCTCAAAGAAGTTCTACTGTTGTTATGGAATTTACCGATAGAGATAATAACCGACTTCGTAGAACTGTTGGTATTGATTTCTATGATGGTATCAAAGTTCCAGAAGATAATATTGATGTAGTCAATATCAGTACTCATACAGATGTACAAGTTGGCTCTCATCATGTTGCATCTTATGGAAAAGACTTTCAAGTGACTGACAGAAGTGCTTCTCTTGATAACTGGAATTACAATGGTGGTAAAGGTTATATGAAGCTCATCTGGGAAATCTTTGATGGTAAAGGATAATCATGGAAGATATAGATATACAAGAACTAATTGAGAAGAATCAGAAAACAGTCTTTGACTATCTATCAACAACAATCGAAGTTCTTACTGAGAACCGAGAAGTTGAAGATGGAACTGAAATTGACTGGTACAAATTAGCTGAGTATCTCGGCATGGAAATGCTTGAGAGATGCAGAGACTTCTCTAAGTGATTAACTAGAGCCCATTCATTGAGTGGGCTTTATGGTAATCATAAGATTACTAACAAAAACAAAAGGAGAATAATGGTAGATAAAGTAGAAAAAAACAAAGAAACAGTTTTTAGATACTTAGAAACTACAATCGAAGTTATGAGTAAAGACAAATATCCAGAGATAGACTGGTTTGAAATGGCTAGATTTCTATGTAAAGAGATGATTGAAAATCGAACTAACTTTGAAAAGTGATTAACTAGAGCCCATTCACTGAGTGGGCTTTATGGTAATCATAAGATTACTTACAAAAACAAAAGGAGAAATATTGAATCAAACAATTCAACAACTAGAGAGAGAAGCAATAGAAGGAACACTTGAGTGCCCTAAATGTGATGAATCTATCTGTTATGAATATGAGCAACATTCAATTCACGATATTGATTGTGAAGATTGTGCTTTATTCCAACCAGCAGATATTTATTATGAAGGGTCTTGCTTTAGTTGCTCACTTGACTAATTATCTAACAGCTCTCTACTGGAGAGCTGATAGATACTTATAAAGTATCAATACAAAAAAAAGGAGATAAATTGAAAAGTAAATTAACAAAATCTGAGTTGTTAGGAAATCTTGAAAAAGTTCTTGATAAGGAACAAGAATTGGAAGAGAAGCACAGAGCTCTTCGTAAAACATTTGAAGATTCATTGTACTTAACTAAAGAACAAGTAGAGAAAAAAAATTCTTTACATTATGAAATCTTTAAAGCACAAAGAACAAGACAACTAATTCAAAGATTATTAGATGAAGAATTACATCAATAGTAATTATCTAACAGCTCTTATTATTCAGAACAATATCGGTGCAGAAGGATTGAAAAATCAGAAGGCTTCGAGTCAGTATGGATATGAGAGCTGATAGATACTTAGGTATCAAAACAAAAACAAAAGGAGAAAATAATGAAAGAAAAATTATTTGTAAAAAATTCAGCTAATGAAAATATATTAGTTGAAGATTGGTTCTGGAATGATGCATTAACCCAAAAGCATTGGGATATGTTATTAATGAGCATTGAACAATTTGGTAGCACTGGTGGTGCAACTCATGATTGTGCATTGTGTGGTAAGCCAATAACTTGGACTGTATTCTTTACCAATGAAAATGACATTTCTAAAACATTATATGTTGGTATCGAATGTGCAAAGATTCTTGGTTCTACTTCTAAGATTGATGCTCTTAAGTTTCAAGTTGAGAAGAGAAGAGAGAGAATTGCTAAACAGAGAACTTATGATGAGAATGCTGAAGCATTTAAAGTAGAGTTCCCAGAACTTTATCAAGCATCTAGCTTCTTTCAACAATTCAATCCAGTCATTGAAGACATCTTAAGAAAATCAAAATATGGTTTATCTGATAGACAACTTCAATACTTACATAATCTCATTCTTGATGAGTGGGAGAAGCAAGTCTTTGAATTGAAGAGAGAATCTAACTTAGTTCCAGAACTTAAAGAAGGAACTATGACTGCTGAAGTGACCATCAAAAGATACTTCTGGAAGGAAGGTCATAATGGTTATTATGGTTATCAGAAGACAGTCTTTGAAACCAATGAAGGTCAAACAATCTTCACTGGTAAGACTCAAGCTCTTGTCGAGTTCTTAGATAATGATTGTTATTTTGATGATGACAAATCTGATTTCTGGAAACTAGAGAAGAAAGAGAGAAAATCAGAACTTCAAAGTAATAAAAATTATTTTGAAGAAGGTACAAAAGGTATAGCAACTTTTGAAATCACATCTTTGTTTGAAGATGGAATTAAAGGTAGTGGTAAAATCAAAAGTTTTATTCCAACACAAAAACTAAATAAAGGAGAAGAAGAATGAAGAGATTCAATCAATATGCTCTAAGAGCAATGGAGAAGTTAGATAGTAGAGATACTTATCTAAAGAGCTTGGGCTATGAGTATGCAAGAAGAATATTTGTAATATCCTTCAAAGCAATAAATGGTTATAGCCCTTACGATTACAAAAGAATGGGAGAGGAATTATGACAGATAAAAATAATCATAAAAAAATAAAAGATATGACCAAGAAAGAATTAATAGACTGGCAATATCAATTATTAAATAATTATGAAAAAAACGAAAAAGAATGGGAAGAAGAATAATGAAGTTCAAATTCCATGAGACATTCACTGTTGATTTTGTTGTAGAAGCTGAGACTTATGAGAAAGCTCATTCAATGTACAGCAAAATGTTCGACAAGAATATTCAACTCGGTTATGCAAACTGGAAAGATATTCAAGAACAGAACATTACTTCTGGTAAGTTCTATGTCTGGTATCGAGAAGATACTGGACTCCAGAGCTTGTCAAAGAAGAGTTCTTTGGAGAAGAAGAATAATGCAATATGAATTACCAACATGTGCTTTGTGTTTAAAAGACAAAAGATTGCAAGTTAATGTAATTTATTGTAATGATTGCTTAAAGGAGATGGAAGAATGAATCGTGCTCAAAGAAGGAAAGCTAAGAGTAAGAAGAAGACTGGGTTTCATACAATGAATCCTAGAACTAAAGCTGGACTCGAAGATTACTTAAAATATAAGAGTATGTAATTAGCTAGAGCTCATCACGATACCCTTTTGTATATGTACTAATAAATATATGAAGTGGTGGGCTCTATGGTAATTATGTCAGACATGATTACTAGAATGGAGTGAATTATGAATACAGAAATATCCAATAATAATGAAGAGCAGTTAGAAGACTTACCAGACTTCTATCATGTGACTTTAAATCCAGCTGGAAAGAAAACCATTTTCAGATGTGGTGCTTGTTGGAGATTGTTATTTCGTGGGGAGACAGTTCTAAAGCATAAGAACAGAAAATATACTTTCTACTGTACTGGTTCAAAGCACATTGAATCTTCAGAAGAATACTTGAAGTATCTTGTTGAAGTTCAATCTAAAGAACTAGGTATTGAGTATCTTACTGGTCAGCTTCAACAAATGGTTATTGAGTGGAGTAGTCACAGACACAGAAACAAAGTTGAAATATTGTCGGTCACTGAACTACCAACTGATAATCCCAAAAGAAAAGAAGTTGAAGAGTATCGCAAGAAGAAAGCGATTACTGCTTTAGAAAGACAACTTGCTGAAATACAAGATGCACACAAAACAGATGTGCAAAAAATACTTGGTCAAATAGCTGAAATCGAAAACAGCTAGTGAGCTAGAGTTCTTACTCGCACAATAAATTAATTTATTACTATAAATATCTACACTTGTGAGTGAGAGCTCTATGGTCATTATCTAACTAAACGAAAGGAGAAATATGACTATTGTAAATTGGTACTACTCTTTGGAGCTCCATGAAGCAATGGCTCTGGCGTACAGCGTTGCGTTCTTGTCATTCTTTGGAGTTGGTTTTTTTATTCTCGAATTAAAAGAGAAAAAATTAGCAAGAGAAGAATCTAAATTATTTCAAGATGAAGATGGTATTCCTAGATTTGTCAGAGCTTCTGATGAACAAATAGGATTACACAATCACTAATCAATGATATAATAAATGGCTATGGGTGCATAGCCAGTAGGAGTTGGAAGTCTATCAATACATGTTCTAATGTAGCCCAACATGTACTGACTCCTACTGGTTAGGCATCATGCTTAACAACATAAATTATGAAAAGGAGAAATATGAGTGACATTAATTTAATGTCAGTAAAAGAGATTGCATCACTGCTTGGTTTAGACCGAGCTCTGATTGCATCATGGAATCATGCAAACAGATTACCAAAGCCAGAATGGTTGGTATCTGGTGGTAAGACTCCAGTCTGGACTGAACAGACAATTAAGAAATGGGCAAACTCAGATGAGTTTGTGCTTTCAAAAATAGACACGAGAGCAAAGAGTCGGTTATCAAAATGATAACAGTGACTCATTTTCGTGGGCAACCGATTCCATACTTTGTTAAATCAAAGCATGATTTGGTTAAATATGTACTTAGGAAGTACAGAGATAGTGAGCCAATATCTAATGGAGAGTTCATTTATGATTTGAACTATTCAAGATTCGGTGGTTCTC